GTTCGGCTTACTGGTAGGTCTGCCGTTGGAGTCAAGCACCCAGTTGCGCTGAGGCTTGTTGTGCCAAGCGGCCTCCCAGACGTCATCGAGCAGAACGTCTTGGGCGATGCTGATGCAGTCCCACCAGACCCATTCGTACGGGAACGGGTCAACGTGCTGCGCCCACTCGAGAATCTGTAGCAGCTTCTCGTGGGTGTCGGCGATGATGGTATGAGCGCCACGGTTCAACGCTCGCGCCGGGATCAGGTCCATGCTGCTGCGGATAATGAGCGTGTTCGGTTGCGCGATCAGGCTCGTCTTACCGATGCCGGGATTGCAGTAGATCAGCATCCTGATCCAGTCCTGAGCGGTGTCAACGCTCTCGAAGTTGAGACCCGCCGGTGCCACTACTGACAGGGTCGGCGGTCTGTTGCTCAGGTGCACTACGTTTTGAGGTTGTCGTCTACGCGGCATGGAAACCCGTTTCGCTGCAACTAGAATTGCGAATCCAGATCACCATACGTCAAACCTCGACTCTCAGGCGCTTCGGCCCGTTGTTCCGTCCGTGCTTGAACGTCCGGCGGCCAGCGCTCGCGCGTAGGTAGTTGTCACGACGCTTACGCCAGCGCCGGTAGACCCTCTTGCCGCCCACGACCACAGCGCCGGTGACCAGGCACTTGGTACAGACGTCCTTGGTCTCGTCCCAACGCCCACGACACTTCGGGCACGGTGCTGACCGTGATGGTGGCTTCTTCACAGCCCCATCCTTAGACGGTCAACGATTCCCTGCCCCCGATCGGGCAGCTTCTCGTACTGCTGGCGCAACTCGGCGTTCACGACCATGAGATCCTCGCTGGCGTGAACCTTGCGCCCAAGAGCGATCGACGCCAGCATCCGAAGCTGCTCGCCGACCTCTGACAACTGCTGGTCGTCCATCAGTTCCTCCTCGCCCTTTCGCCGGCATCGGGTGATGTGACTCCGGCGTCCTTGTATGCCTTCTCGAGAGCATCGGGGTGGTGGGCCGCGACCCAGCAACAAAGCGGGATCGGCATCAACTTGGCCGCCATCGATGTGCTCGCGCCATCCTCCCCTGGCAATGTGCACTTGGCGATAAAGTCAGCATCCGCCATCAGCGCGTTGAACAGTTCAAGAATGAAGGTGATGACAACGACCTGCGTGCCCGGCTCTAGCCAGGTCTCCTTCCACGGCAATGGGTGGAAGTTACACAAGACGCGGCCTGCACTCAGGTCAAAGTCGAAGTGCGGTACGTCAGCCACCGAACCTCGGTTCGCCGGTACGGTTGAACCAGCGCCTGTCTGAGCACTGGCGGTTCATACAGGTGTAACGTCCAGCCGTGTGCATATCGCCACGGTTCTCGTGCCCCGCTTTGGTAAGCTGCAAGCCACACGACGGACAGTTCCCGATCGGGAAGTTCTCGTGATCCTTGGGACCAGGACGGAGATCACCTTCCATCGTAGATCTCGTGTTCGGCATAGGGGTCCCACGGCTTCGTGGTCTGCTTGATGAACGCCACCCAGTCGCTACCCGTCTCGTGTAGCTCGCAGGCGTCGCGCATGCTGCACATCGGGCAGGTGAACATGCCAGGGTTCTTCGTGATCTCCAACTCCCCACTGCGGAAGAGCTCAAGCCTCCGGTAGTCCACCAGCGTGCGCTGCTTGACCTGCTCGCGGTCGTACTCGTCTCTGAAGATGGGCTTACGCGCGAAGTACGGTGACGGCTGCTTCAGGCTGATCGTGCCGTCTTTGTTCAGATAGGTGCGCCTGCCCTTGATCAGCTTACTCGGACGCTCGTCGGGCATCGCCTTGCGCATGATGTTGTACAGCATCCCTGCCAGCTTCTGGTTGGGCTTCAGGATGCCGCTGGCGTAGAGGAAGTCAACACCCCACGACCAGTACGAGCCTGCCTGGTCGTCAAGGACCAGGTGGCTCCAGTTCTTATCGCCGATCCCGCCCGTGGTCTTGTGGTCCGGGATCCACAGCTTCTTGTCGTTGCGGTCGCGCCACACGCCGTCTACGACCCCGACGTAGTAGAACCAGGGCACGACGCGGCTGCCACCGACAGCGGTCTTGTCTAGCACCTCGTGGTAGATCAGAACCTGGAACGGCATCTCGGTGGCGATGACCTCCCACCGCTCGTCCTTGCCGTACTCGTCCACGTAGTTGGTCATCATCGCGATGCCGAGATCGTAGGCGTTCTCCCACTTCTCGTCGTCGCCGACCTTCATGCCAAAGATCTCTTCGTTGGCGGCCATGTCTGCCTCGTAGTGCCGCTCGAACGCCAGGGCAGGATGCTCGCCACGCTTCAAGCCGACGATGTAGTAGTCGGCGAGCGCACGATGTATGAGGCTACCGAAGCGGAGCGCTGGCGCGTCGGTGTAGGGCTTCAACCGATCGTTGTATGTGCGATCCCACAACCACTCGCACTTCTTGGCGGTTGTGCGCTCGCTTGTCCGAAGCATCGGGACTTGGGGAACGGGCGATGAACCACGACGGCCTGGCAACTCACAAACCTCCCTGTAGGTAGTGTCCTAACGACGGTCCTAGACCGCCGAGCTAGGAACCCTACCGTAACCCATCGCCCCGCGCTAGTCCGATCGTCCTCGGCTCTAAGCCTCTAGGTGCCGGACCCTCGACCCCGCGCGTACACGCTCGCGCGAACAAAACTCTATTTGTCAATCCCCTTACGCGCGTACACGCGCGGGGTCGTCGCGCGCGAGAGAGGTAGGTAGGGGTGGAGGATGGAATGGAGGCAAATAGAGAAAGGGGATGAGGACCCCGGCACTACCCTAGCCGGGATCCTCATCGTCTTGCATCATGCGATCGTCGAATCCGAACCAGCTGTCGTTCGCGGGCGGATGCCCGTTGTGGTTGGCTTCGTCCGGTTCCGGATCGCCCTGGGCGGCAGGTTCGTCGCCCAGTCCTGTGAAGCAGATCTTCACGATCTTCAGTAGCTGCCAGAAGATGACAGCAGCCAGTATGAAGACCACGACCTGCATTACGTCACCTTGACGCAGTGGTAGTTCGGCTTGATGTGCTTGTTGAAGTAGACTCCAACGCTCGGAGCACGCCAACAAGCCACTGCTCTCTGACGTGCGACGCCATCGTACAGGTACACGCCTCCGTGGTGGAAGCGCACGTACATGCGCTCCTCGCCGTCCCAGCCGATGGCTGCTACGTTCGAGGACTCAGGCGTCTCGCGCCAGCGAATCTGCTCTGCTGCCGCAATGGCCACTGGACTCCCTTCGTATGGTATGGTTGTAGTCATGCCTACTTCTCGTGCAGCGTCGCGAAGACGCTTCGGTACGCTTCGACGGCAGCCCATGCCTCCTGGTCCTCGTAGTTCTCTCCGAGGGCATCGATGGCGGCAAGGAACTGCTCGTACTGCTCTCCTCGGCGAGCGTTGGCACCATAGCTGTACCGTCGGTTCTCCGGGTCGAGCAACTGCTCGTCTGACTTCGCGTGAGCGATCGCGTCCTTGTCCGCCGCCTTGACCTCCTTGATGATCTGGAAGAAGACGACGGAGTCACGCTGCTCACGCTTGATCTCCCAACCGCTATAACCACGGTTGGAGATGAGCAGTTCATCGGGCACGTTATCGGCATCAAAGACGACCAGGTACTGGTCGACGCCGACAGCGATGTCCTCGCGATCGCCCTGCCAGAGTTCGACGATCACGCACTCGTACTTGGTGTCAGGCATGGGTGCCCTGGAGACCTCCAGGACGCCCACGCCCTCCTTCTCACCGAGGATGGTCATACGCCAACGCCAGCCTTCTCCTTGGCCTCCACCAGCGTGGCCCTGAAGCCCTGCCGACGGATGTCGAGGATGTTGGTGTTGATCTTGCCCTTCTCGATGTTGAGCTCGGCGATCTGCTGCTCGACCGTGTTCTTGCTGCGGTACACGTACACGCCGATCTGATGCATACGGCTGGTGTTGACTGCCCGGTCGGCCAACTGCTCCTGGTCATCCGGCACCCAGGTCTCGTCGAGGATGTGAACGTTCTCGACCATGTCCAGGGTGATGGCAACTCCACCGGCGGTGGTGGTCATGACGATGACACGCGGGTCGTCAGGCATTCTCTTGCCATCCTGACGGAAGAGCATCTGGTTGACCGTCCGCTCTTCGTCCTTCGTGTCGCCGGTGATCTTCACCGCCTTGATGCCGATGTGGTTCAGATAGGCGTGAACCATGTCCGCGACCTCCTTGAACTGCGAGGCCACGATCGCCAGCGATTCGCCCTCGGCGTCATCGTCCTTGTCAGTACCAGCAACGATGCCCTGCTCCGCCAGACGCTCGATCAGCGCCGGCAGCTTGCCGGACTCCGTGCTGGGGACGATGCGCTGATGCTTCCGCTTGCCGGTACCCAGGCAGCGAGGGCAGATGCGTTGCTCTACGCCCTCGATGTCAATCTTGCCGGTACCGCCACATGCGTTGCACGTCACCTCACGCTCTTCCATCTGCTCGCAGTACGCATCGGCGAACTGCTTCAACCGCGTGTACTCCGCCAGGATGCCAAGAGCGTTCAGCTGTAGACCCTCGATCGTGGCTTCAGCACGGGCAGCGAACTCCCGGTACTGCTTCTCCTGCTTCGGGGTCATGTCACACCACACGTCGATCCACTGCGCTGGCGGCAGCTGAGGCAGAACCTCAGACCGCAGCCGTCTCACGACGTATGGGGCCATGGCCTTGTAGAACTCGTCCTCGCGGCCACGCTGAATGCCGCCGACGTCGTTCCCGAAGCCGTTGTTGTTGACCTGAAGCCACGTCTTGGCCCACTGCCACTTCGACGTGTATTGCCTGGGGTAGATGAAGTGAAGCGCACCCCACAGCTTGATGGGCTTGCCGCCCATCGGAGTGCCCGATAGTGCGTAGCGTCGCTGAGCCGGAACATCCTTGACCGCCAGCGCGAACTTGCTGTTGGACTTGATGTCCTTCTTGCCCGATGCACGCGGCAGACCGCTCTTGTGGAACTCGTCGATGGTGAACGACGCCCAGCCGTCCGGAAACTCTGCCGGATCCATGAAGGGCTCGTTGCCATCGCGAACGGTCGCGAACGTGCAGATGAACCAGACCGGCCACTCCTCATCGATGCACTTCCAGAACTCCTCGATAGCAGCGGCACGGCTGGCTTGTGACATCTCGCCCGAGTACGTGATGACCTCGTGCGGCTTCTCCAGCTTCGCTGTCCAGCGTTCAACCTCGAAGCGCCAGACGGTGTTGAGCGACGTCTTCGGTGCACAGACCAGATGCGGTCCGTTGGCGATTTCGTCGCCCGACTCGAAGATGGCCGCGATCGTCTCTGGTGTCTTCCCCAGCCTCTGCTGGTTCAGGTTCAGAGCCGACGTAGCGGCCAGGAACTGGACATCCGCGCGTTGGTAACCACGCAGCCAGTTGGCGAGATCGGGCATGGTCTGAGCGATCTTGAGCTTGTCCACCGGCAGATCGTCGATGGTTGAGAGATCATGAAGCATCTTCTCACGCCCTACCGCTTCCTTGCCCCAGACCTTGAACGCCCTGCCCAGGACGAGACTCGGTCCCATCCACTTGTTGAGCATGCGGGCGCTGTCCAAGGTGAGAGGTACGGTCCACATGGGACCGCCATCTCCCGCAGGGACAAACCGTGCTCCCGGTACTTCCTTGATGCACGATACGAGATCGGCATCGTACCTGAAGCTGATTTCGATCTTGTCACCTGCGGCACTTAGTTCCGCAAATGCCTTGTTCATGGTCTCCTCGGTGTGGTAGTGTCTTAGCCGATCGATTATACCTGACCGGCACGACGTCCGCTTGTGGGCATTCGTCCCGCCCGAAAGCAGTATGGACACGAGCGTCCCGTGATGGTATGCCCGTTCACAACGAGCTTGCGAGTCCAGTGGCTCTTGCGGACCAGGAAGAAATCTGCGCAGTCCTCGCGACCGCACTCCACGATCAGCCAGCCAGGATGATCCTTGCTGACTGTGACCTTGAAGGGCGGAAGCTGACTGACATATTCCTCCTGCGTCTGCTTTCTTGCCATTGCGACAACCTCCCTCCACTGGTGCTCATTGCACCGACCGCCGCTCAGTGAGCGGCAGCCGCTGGAATCAGCAGGAGCGGTACATCGTGATGCTGTAGTCAAGAGCGGCCTGGTACCTGGGATCTACCCAGGGTGCCACATCGCTCTCTGTTGCTTCGACGATGAGCAGGTTCACGACCTCGCGTGCTGCGAGGCGGTTGAGCTCGTGATCGTCAGAGCCTCGCCACGTGCCCGACTGGCTGATCAGCCAGAACGCGAAGATCAGCGCGACCAGGCCGCAGGCGATGCCGACGACGAGCAGCGTGTGTGGGCTCACCAGCGGTACTCCCCGGCGATCGCGTGAATGAACACGCCGTTGGAGTTGCCGAGCCTGGCATTCTTCCGGATCATCGTGTCGCAGGCGTCGTTGAACTGCTCGACGGTTCCGCCACACATGACGAATCCGACACGCTTCGTGTCGTTCGCCAGCTTGTGCGTGATACTGAATGTCGAAGCCATCGGCTTCTTCGCGATCTTCAGGAGACGCGGAGCACGCGCCTCGCTGCTGATGACCGCTGTCTCTTCGACCTCGGGGTTCGGGTCGATGATAGTGGTCTTCATAGCCCTCCCTGGTTGTATTGTCCTAGTAAGACGATGGGTAATGGTCTACCCAACGTAGAGCGCCGAGCGCTCTAGCCGTGGCCCATCGGGGCCACAGCTACAGCGTTCATGCGGTGGTACGACGTTGCCGGCCTGGGTCCTTCAGCCGGATACTGCCGACAGACAGCGTCCTCATGCCACCAGGGTCCGTCCACAGCTGGATGAGATGTTTCTCTCTGCCCTTGCTGCGATCGGCAGGTAGCAGTTGCTTGATTGAGAGAACTCGGCAGTCGTACGTGTGAGCGGGCAAAACGTACTCGCGCCCTGTCTCACGGTCGAGATTCTTCTGCTCATAGTTCTCAATCCAGATGCGGCGACCCACGAGGACTCTGTTGAGTGCTTGAGTCTCACGTGGGTCGCCGATCTTGAGGACCTCTTCGACCGCCTGTCTTACTTGGGGTCCGCGCCTGCGCGGGTTCCCCGGCGACCTGCGGGCTTGCCGGCTGCGGGCTTGGCCGCACCGCGCTTGGCGGTGGTGGGCTTCGCCGCACCCCGGCGACCGCTGGTCCCGCTCGGCTTGGCAGCCGCCGCTCCGCGCCGACCGGACGAGCCGGTGCGCTTCTGCGGCGTGACGCCGTCGAACTGCCGACCGCGACTCGTCAGGTTCGACGGAGCCGCCTTGCCGGTGTGCTGCTCGTACAGTGCCTTGGCCTGACCGACAGAGATGCCAGCGTAAGCCGCGATCCGCGGCCAGCGCAGGGTGCCCTTGTCGGCGGCCTTGGCGACCGACGCCGGAGTGGCGGCGATCTTCAGGCTGGGGTCCGCCTGGACCTCGGCTGCCCAGAGCGAGCGACCGATCAGTGCCATGTCGATGCCGCACTTCTCGGAGTAGTACCGCTCGGACTCACCGGGGTTCTTCTTGACCTCTGCGACGAGCTTCGTCATCTGCGACGGAGTCGCCATCTTTGCCTCACGTGCCATGTTCGCTCCCTTCAGTTGGTAGTGTCTACTCGGTGAAGCAGGGTTACTCAGGTAATGATACCTGATTGCTAGCCGTATGGCTAGTCCCTAGAGCCAGAGGCTCCTAAGTGCGCTCCAGGGTCCAGGGAGGAACACCCGAGCGCACTTAGCAGCCTCTGGTGTGGGCTGCTATGCAACTATAGCTGATGTCTGATGTACGTGACGGTGTAGCTCCTGGTTCCGGTGAGGAACCCAGCAGCAGCCGTCTGTTGGTCTGCCGTCCAGCCGAGCTTGGTGAGCTTGTTGAGATCCCGCTGCATCGAGGCAGTCGTCTTGTACTTCCGAACCAGGACCTGGTCGTGCTCGCCACGTTCGTCCTCTCTGTCGCGAACGATCTTGCCGATGAGGGCCAAGAGGGCCACGATGAAGAGGATTGTGAATACGATATCCATCATTCCTCCCGTGTGGTTGTAGTTCAAGCCGAGGCTCGGTGAGCCTCAGCTTCAGCTACACGTGGGCGCTCGTCCTGTGCCTTGAGCGCCATCGGTTGACGTTGGTCTTCATCCAGTACTGGACCTGTTCGAAGTACACCAGGTCTGTGTGCCGGATGAATCTGAACGAGCCGTACTTCATCTTGCGTAGCAGCCGACGTTGACAGGCTGCCGAGTGTGAGCACACCGTGTGATCCTCGAGCGGTATGCCCCGCCATGACCTGTAACCAGGCATCGTGACGATGCGCATGTACGTGTCTGGCATCTTGGTCTTGAACCCGCAGATCTCGCAGGTGTCTTTCATCGCCGAACCGGCCTTGGCTTCGTCGGCACCATCTGTCGAAGTTGGTACAGACCATCGTTGTTGAACGGCTCGCCGACGATGATGGTAGTCCGTACCTTGTTCTCGAGGCGGCGAAGCCTGTCGTACAGGTACTTGTTGCTCTTGCGAAGATGTCCGTTCTCGTGAGCGATGCGAGCGCGGCTCGTCTCGAGCTGCTCGTACGTTTCTCGCTTACTCACCGGGATCGCCACCCTCGTCGATGATGGTCTGACGCATGGTCTTGACCTCATCGCGCCAGCCGTCGTCACCGAACATCCTGCCCCCACAAACAGGGCCGATGCCGAGGCGGCGACTGAGCTCGTTGGTGAGCGTGCGTCCGCAGTTCGAGCATGATCCGATCTCCATTCCGTACCGGATTGCACACTCGCGGACACCAGCGTCCAGGATCTTCTGCGCGATCGCCTGCTGGGCAGGCATCGGCAGCCGACTGGTCTCGTCTGAGTGCTGGACGTACAGGCGTCGTGCCCGCTTGTCCCTGCTTTCCCAGACCTGGTAGAACCTGAGCTCGCCGTCAACGTTCTCGATGGCGTATCTGCCAGGAGGCAGCTTGGCCAGCGAGCCCAGGTTCAGATACGGCTCCTGTTCAGCGCGTGGCTTGTCCTTCGCCGGGATCAGCTTGTCCAGCATGATCCTGGCCTTGGCGAACGTGATCTTGCTTGTTGTCGCCAACCAGACCTCTTCGTTCTCGAGGTTCTGGGTGAGCCAGAGCTGCTGGTCCACTCTGAGACCGCTTAGGTCCTTCTTGCCCGCGAGATCACGGATGTAGTTCAACTGCGACTGTGATGCCATCCGCTCTGTCTCTTGGGCCCACGTAGGAACCGCGTCTCGTTGTACAGTCATATTCACCTCCCTGGGTCTAGTGGAGCATACCTGATGCTCCGGGAGATCGCTAGTCTCCTAGCGATTCCCGCAACTCAGATCATCTCGCTGACCTTCACCTTGAAGTAGCGAGGTCCTCCCGGACTGTGGATCCTGACGGTTGTTTCTGACTGAGACAGGTCGTTGATCTCGAGATCGATTCCTGTGATCGAGTCGTGAGAGTCATTGACGCGATCTTCAAGATGATCGCTGATGACTGTCTGTACAGAACGTAGAACGATCCTCTTCAGGTCGTCCATCAGACACGCACCGAGTTCACCGGAACGTACTCGTCGCTCCTGTGCTTGACGATGTGAACATGAGCGTGCTTGCCCAGGTGGGGCAGGACTCCTGCCACCCAGAGCGCGATGTCGGCGATGTCGGTTCTCTTCGTGAACCCGCCGGCAATGCCCACGTCGGTGTGACCGGACACCCAGCACTCGTACACGTCGTGCGGTGCTGGTGCGAGGCTGTCGGTCTCGGCATCGTACACCGCTTCACCGACGACCTCGAACAGGGGCTCGTCGCTAGACGCTGACATCGATGCCACGCTCCTTCAACCACTCGACGTAGAGCGCGAGCGTCTTCTTCTTGCCGGGCTTGTCAGCCCGACCCATGACCTGAAGAGCCTGCATGCGCGGCGAACCGCGCCACGTCGGGCCGTGAGGATTGTCGACCTCCATCTTCAGCTTGTGGTACAGGCTGAGGAGTCCGAAGGCACGAATGCCCTCCGGAGTGTCGATGACGAATCCTCCTTCCATAGCTACCTCCCTGGTTATGGTACGCCGTCTGGCATACCGGGCAGCGCTCCTGAGAGCGCCACCCGCTGTGTCAGACCCGGCTCGTGTTGGTCGGGTGGTGCAGGTTGTACACCGGCAGACCGCCAGCTGCGGGTTGCGCGATGATCCACTTCTCGTGGACCTTCTTGGTCTCGCCGCCGACCGTGACGTTGGGCGACGACTTCTTGATCGTGATGCTGAAGACGACACCTTCGATCGTCACCGTCTTCCTGCCCTTCGTGGCAGCCTCGACGATCTGGGCGCGAGCGAGCTTGCTTGCCTTCTCGCGCTTCTTCGTGTCCTTGCGCGGCTCGAGACGCTGAGTCATGACGCGTCCTCCGTGATGAAGACCACGCGCTCGCGCGGGATCTGCATCTTCTTGCCGCGGACGTGCGAGGCACCGTTGTTGGGCTGGATCTCGACCCATGTCTCGTGGTCGGTCCTCTGCACACCCTTGTCGTCGGGTGCGTGCGTCACCGTCTTGCCGATGAAGACAGGCGGGATCTGCGTGAAGTAGATCTCGTTGTCGTCGGAAGACAGTGGCCCAGCGTTGATCATGATGCTGTACATTGCCACCTCCCTGGTCATGGTGCTCTGTCTGAACACCGGGAAGCGTAGCTGATGCTACGCAACCCGCTACTCAGCGTTGTGCTCGTGCCTCTGTGAGCGCCTCCAGCAACGTTCGGAACTCCTCGTCGTCTGCCGGAATGGTGCGCTCCTGGTCCACGGTCATGTGCCCCTCGTGGGCGGCGATCCATCTGCCGTCCTCGTGGCGAGCGGTGTAGCGCATGCCGCTGTCGTTGTCCATGATCGTGTACGTGAGCAGCCCCATCTGGTCGGGGTCCCAGAAGATCTTCCAGGCACCCTCGACGCTGATGTGCTCTTTGAGCGTCGGCGTGTAGTCGTCACTCATTGTCCGACCTCGTAGCTCGCGAGCGAGAATGTCTCGCCCTCGTGTACGACTTCGGTTTCGCCCTCTGCGTTCTGGCGAACTTCAACGGCGATGACGTACCAATCGCCGATATGGCCAGTCTCGGTGTCGTGGTCGGCCTGGGACCAAGCGTGCTCGCCCCAGATGCCCCAGTCTTCCCCGAGGCTGCCGAAGACCGCAATGACCTGCACTGCGTCCGAGTGCTGACCGAGACCCAGTGCCTCAGGATCGAGAACTCTCAGGATCTCGTCAACCTCTGGTCGCCTCATGACTTCACCTGCTTGGCCGTCAGGCCGTGCTTCTTGGCCCAGGCGTTCGCGTTCGCGGTCGCTTCCTTGATCGTGGCTCCGTAGAACGTGTGCGTCTCGGTGCCAATCTTGAAGCGAGCCTTGAGCAGTCTGTCCCTGGCCATCAGAGCGTCCTGACGAGGTGGTACAGGTTGGTGAAGATGCGGTCGTTCCCCATGCCCAGGTCGGGCAGGTTGCGACCCTCGACCGTGTAGCGCGGGTCGATGCTCTGGTTGCGCGTTGAGCTCTTACGAACCCTTGCGCCCAGATGCATCATGACCAGCGCGACACGATCGCGATTGGCACGCTGCTGAAAGCTGATCTCGTTGCCGTTGAATCCGGCTTCGCACAGCTTCGCAGCAATCGCGCCGATCTCTTCATCGGTCATGATCACTGTCATATTCTCCTCCCTGTGGTTGCTTGTGGAGCGTGAGCTCCGGCCAAGGCTCCGAAGAGCCTCAGCCGCAGGTCACTCGCCCAGCCTGCCTGGTGTGCGAAGCTTCGGGTCGTTGGTGACGATCCGAGCATCGCGTCCCTTGTCGGCACCCGACAGGTATGCCTTGTCACTGTACTGCCTGGAAGGGCGATACTTGACAGGCTTCCTCTTCGCCTTGCACGCGACGCACTTGCAGTCGTCGGGGTGCGGCGGAGGCGGAACAGGAGGCGGGAATGCCTCGTTGAATGCCTCCATGGCCTGGTCGCGGATGTCGCGTACGACCAACGCCATGCTGTTGTCGTCGCCGGTGCCACCCGCGCGCAGCTTGATCATGTCGTTGAGCCTCGTGCGTACCATGACGCAGAAGCCTTCGACGTAGCTGACCTGCCACGTGGTCGGGTGGATGCTGACGACGTCGGACGGAAGCTTGCCGAGCGTGCGAAGGTACTGCTTGTACTCGCGCAGCATCTTGCCGTTGTCGGCAGTCTTGTATCCGCCGGTCCCGTTCGGGACGCGCCACTCCGGATGGCCGAGCCACACCGCGATGTCGATGTACTTCATGCCCGCTTCCTTCGCGCGCATGACATTCTGTCCCATGCTTAGGGACGGATCGTACTTCGGCTTGATGTGGTCCACCATCTGGAGGAGCAGATCCGTGAACAGCATGTCAAGGTATGACAGATCGCTGTCCATGCCGTACACCGGGCAGTTGCCCTGGCGGAAGTTCATCGCGCGCTCTGCCGTGTAGCACCGGCAGAAGTCAACGCACCGCTTGAAGAGCCACCAGATGTTGCTCCGAGCCTCG